ACCGGCTGTGGAACAACTGAGAATCAAACAACACAGCCCTGTTCTCTTTAGCCTTGACGTAATCCAGCTTTGTCCACTTGGACTCATCAGCGGTGTCCTTGTCTACAACGTCCCACAAGTCCTTTGGTGGGGGCCAAGGCATACGGTCAGTGTTGGTCTTATTGTGTAGCCAGAAGCACGTTCCAGTCTCACAAGGAGGTTCACTCAAGTACCACACCAAGGCGTACTTACACGCAGCGTTGTCTGCGTGGATGTAGTTGGTAAGGGGGGTGTGCTTGTTACCCATCCGTACATGAGACATCGTAAACGTCACAGGCTTGCCTATGTGTTTTTCGATGTATCTCTTGATTGGAAGAGTCAGTCCACTTACACCCACATACGTCTTTCCGGTAAACTCGTAGTCCGTGAACTCCGTCCCCACAACCAGTCCTTTCACGCAAGCGAAGAACTCAGGCGGAGTGAAGTCATCTATCACTTTGATGAAGCGCACGGACATACGAGATTAGCCTCCGATGTTGTACATCGGTCCGATGATGCCACCCATGAACCGAGGACGGATAGTGTTGCCGAAGTTAAGAATGCCTTCCCGAATAGCCGGGTCAGCGTACACTTCAGGGTTGGTAAAGAAGTCGTCAACGAAGTTGGTGTAGAATCGATTCTGGGCATTCAAGCCAGCACCAAACTGAGCAAGGTAAGCTTGCTGCTGTGTGTCTCGTTGACCTTGCAGACTGCTGTAGTAGTCCTGAGCACCCATACGACCAAGGTCAAACTGAAACCCTTGTTCGTTCAACCCACGCTGGAAACCGTACTGCTGCTGGTTACGAGCAAGATCAGCACCAAATCCAAACTGAGCCATCTGTTGCTGCTGGAACCGATCAAGACCTTGCTGTTCGCCCGAGAACGCAAGGTTCTCACGTTGACGCTGGAGATCAAGAGCCATCTGCTCACGAGCAAGCTGAGCTTGAATACCTGCGTTGATACCTGCACCAGCTTGTCTCAGACCTTCCATTGTCTGCTGGTTCATGATGTCGCGCTCTTGCATCAAACCTTGGTTCAAGGCCCCCATGTTCTCGGACTGGGTACGTCCGTAGGTCTGGGCATCTGCTTGGGCAATCGGCATAGCGGCTTCAAGCGAGCTACGCTCGGCACTACCTGCTGCAATCGAACTGTTGAGAAGACCACGGCGATTAGCCGTTTCCAGTCCACGCCTAGCGGCGTTTTGCATGTAAGCCCCACCACGGTTCATCAAGCCTTGCATCTGGTTCTGGACAAGCTCGTTACCCGTCACGTTGCGGGTGTACGCTCGGTTGTCTGTACCGTAGATACCTTGGGCTTGAGAGTTACGCGGCGGAACGACCTGTTGATAAAGTCCTCGACTCCCGAGAGTACCTGTCGTACCCCACTGGGAGTTCGTGTTTGTATTGGTATTTGACACCAACTCAACCATTTGGTCACATCTCCTTGTGTGTTATTAAGGGGTGAAGCGGGAGCCGTTAAGCGTCCCGCTTACCTCCGTTCTGGTACTGAACAAGTAGAACTTGGTACACCGTCGGGGGTACAAGTGTCTTCTTGGTTTCATCCCGCTTGATACGGAACGAAAGGCACCGGCCATCCTTGGCGACATTTGCCATCGTGGTAGATGGCTTCAAGTCGTCACTCACCGTAGCCGCTGGATTACGCGGAAGGGAGATGTTGACATCAGTGGCTGAGTACGAGTCTTCGTCGTAGTCAGCACCGACCGTAATAGTATACGGTCCGTAACCTTTCGTCAAGCCATCTGCCCGAACTTTTCGTACAGTCGTATCTCGGAACGGGTCTTTGTAGAAGAACGCCGTATCAAAGAACGCATCGAACCAATCACCGTCGAATCCGTATCCCTTCTCAAACTCGTAGACATACCTTGAGTCGGATGCTGAGATCGCGGAGCGAGGGCTGTAGTGGGCCATGTGGATTCGCTCTTGGCCGTTACCATCTACTTGCGAGGAGTGAGCAATCGGCACAAGGAACTCGTCCTTGTCTTCGTTGAGGTAGTACAAGGCGTAGGTGAATGCCAAGCTGCCATCACCGTTCATAGTCAAGATCAACACTTTACCGTCTCGGAAGAAGATTCGGTATTGGTTCTTGGCTCGTACGGGAACAGCACACACAACCCCCGCACCTTGGTTCAACGAGAACAGGTTATCCGAACGAGTCATCCGAGGAAGAATCCAAGGGCTCACTTTCTGGCTGATACGAATACCCACGAAGTTGCCGTACTTCTGGCTTTGTTCAAGAGTCGAGATACCACGGTTATCGCAGTACAACGGAATACCCATGTCCACAACCGTGTACTCAATCGCTCCGGTCTTGGGTGCCAGCGTCTCTACGTTGAACGTATCGGCACTATCTCCGAGGATGGTATAGATCGAGTTCTCACAGAACACACCGAGGGCTTTGCCACGCATCGCCAGCAAGCCGGTTACGCGGTCACCTACGCCCACTTCAGCAGCACCCGCTATACCGTCAAAGTTCTCGGGTTCACCGGGCACAGAGAAGCGCACAGTGCCGTCCTTGTAGCCGAGGGCTAGGTGGTACTGGTGGAACTCTACGTGGCGTGGTTTATCCTCGTCGGAGACGATGGTGTTGGTCGTGATGAACTGGACGTACTGTTCCTCGTCGCCATCATTGTCCGCATCAAATGCGGCGAATGAGAAGGCTTTACCCGCACCACTTACACCGTAGAACCCATCCCAATCTTCTCTTGCGAAGAAGTTGGCTGTAATGAACTGGTAGCGAGAGCCCTCGGCAACGATGTCCTTGAGCGCAGGGAAGCCGTTTAGCCCCATCCCAACGTCACCCGCCGTGGCTCCGCTTACCGTAGCAACTTGGTTAGCGGCAGACAAAGTATCTGCTACGATGTCAAGCTGATGGATGGTGTCGCCTTGGTAGATACACGTCTTGAATCCGAACCCGGTGACGGGTTGGATGTTGACAAACTGCATCTCTCCGGTAGCGTTCTTGTTCTCAAGTTGTCCGCTCAGAACCGAATAGGCAACCAAGTCAGCCGAACACACGTTCGGGGTAGTAGCTCCGAAGTCGTCAGTGATGTAGTAGCGAGCAGCAGGCTGGGTGTAGTACAGCTTGATTCGGAGACGGTTGATCTTGAATCGAATCCAGCCGCCCGCGTTGGGAACGTCACTACCCGCCTGTGCCCAAGATGCGGTGTTATCGGTAAGGAACACCGAGTCAACTGCACCACCCCACACAACGATACCGAAGTTACCACTGTTGAGATCGTCGAGGTCGAGGCGAGTATTGCCGAAAGTAGAGGTAGAGCCACCCACTACTGCATTACGTCCAGTATCTTCGTAAACAGCTTGGCCGGTAGTCAGATTAGTACCGGGGGTGTATGTATCTACATCCGAGTAGGCGGCTTGCGTTGTAGGCAGCGTAACCGTTGTAGTCTCTTTCGACCCAAGCAGCTCGAAGTTGCCCGTCTCGGGGCTGATCTTACCAAGCGCAGCTTGGAACGAGAACTTGTCCGACACAGCGTTGGGGACAAAGTTTACGCTTTCAGCGTTGGGACGCTCTTGCTGGTACTGGTGAAGAACGTCGTAGTCAATTTCGACAGCGATACCCGTGATGTTGATCTTCTGAGGAAGAGTACCGAGAATCTCACCAAGATTAACGAAGGTGAGGTAGCTCATCGCATCCGAGTTACCTGCGTTGAGGAATCGGGCAGGGGCGGTGTTGGTCCCCCAAGAGATGCCCGCAGCAGCGTCAAACGACACATCCTCGTAGCCACCCACAAGGGTGCCGAGTATAAAGCGAGGAACGTCCCCGCCAGCGTCAGGGTTGGCCGTTGACCTACCGAAGATACCCCAGCCAAGGTCAGCCTGTAGGAAGCGCGTATCGGCTGTCTCAAGGGCTTCTGTGGTGGTTGCAAATACAGTCAGGTCGTTGGTGTCTCGCCAACCGGGGCGGGCACGTAGGCCCGAAGGGCGGACAGTTGACACCTCGCCGGGTACGGAGAACCCGTTGAAGAAGCTGACTGCTTGACCATTCAATCCCGTGGTGTCAGATGAGTCTGACGCATACGAGAAGTTGTTATCAATGGCTCGGGTGATGCGGGTCAGTTCTCCGAACTGGTCAGTGCCGTCCTCGTAGTTGACCTTCCAACCAGACTCGATGTATTCCCAACCAGCGGTCGGCTCGCTCTTGGAACGCCACAAACCGGCGTAGTCAGGGACCGGATCACTTGCAGTCAATGCTCGTGCAGTGAACAACGAGGTGAAATACTCGTTGGAGCCTGAGTTCCAGTTGAACGCATCAGGGACTTCCTTTAACACGTCAAACAATCCGCTGGTCGGAGGGGTGCCGTTGAAGACCAGAGTAAGGCCGTTGTAGAACGGAAGGGGCTCAACAAGAAACACACCATCCACAGTACCCGCTGCCCAGTCCGAATTGGTTACAGGGTCAGGACTGGTAACAGTAACTTTCAAAACTCGGCAACAAAACGTATTATCTTGGTTACGGAGGATCATATTGGGTTCGATACGAACTGTGACAGACGGGGTGCCAGCGATTACACCACCCGCGTTCTCAAACCCGAGCCGTAGCTCGTCAGCCACCACATACAGTCGATCACGATACCAGTGAGCACCGATGGGCTGGGAAGGTAGGGCATCCACACGGCTACGAAGAATAGCGTTCCAAGTCTGGAAGTCTGCGTAGATGTCTTCGGCGTTGTCTCCCGTTGGGACAATCGGAGATTCCGTGTACCTGACAGCAGTAGCCGCAGCAGTAAACGGCAGCACCAGTCCTTCTGCGATCTCACGCAAGATGGTGCCAGCCGGAACAACCGAGTCAGCATCGAACCGTGCGTAGATGACCCAATCAACCTCGTCTTCGTCGGTGAACGTCGCGACGGTAACACCGTAGTTGGGGCTACCCGTAGCTGCTTGAAACACCGACCCAACGCTAGGAACACCGTCACCCGTCTCCACGGGGAACGTCCAAAACTCCACCTGATCCGGGGAGAGTGATCCATCAAACCGATCAAACCCGGCTACCGTCTGATAGCCGAGTCGATCCACAACCTCAAAGTTCTCACAATCCCGAAGGGCACCCTTGTCCACCATCAAGTTGGAGGACACCAGATCAAGACCGGAGTTAAGAGTGATCCCATCATTCTCCAGTTCTACCGGAGGGTTCACTTTAGAATTGACACTCCTCATATCGGTTAGCACCCCACTTCAGTTCAGGTAGTTTGTTGACGTTAAGACGGTTCTTGTACAAGTTGTACCTACGCTCGGCACGAGCGAACACTTGAGGTTTCTCGTCGTAGTCTGCGTAGTTCATCAAGGCTCGATACACGATAACGTCGTGATATTCCACCGGACATGCCGGTTCATCGTCATCGTCTACAAGCGTCTGAGGGATAGTTGTGTACGTAAAGGTCAAGCGGTAACGCTTGTTGGGGCGAGGGAAGAACGTGTAGTGACCGTCAGGTGTCTCGGCAATGTACGTCGGAGTTCCGAAGTACCCCGTGCCTTGGTTTGCTATGTTCTGGTATTCCTCGAACGAAATCCACTTGAGACGGTTACGATCCGCTCCAGTCTCAGGGTCAACGATGTAGAACGAAGACTTGCTGACTTCGTAGCTGCCTGTCGTATCCGTGACCAAGTCGTAATACGCTTCCCATCGCACCTTGAACACATTCACATTCAAAGGGTCGGGGTCAACTTCATCGAACAGTTCACCGGGGATGAAGTTGTTAGAGGTGAGGGGCTCAAGGTCAAGAATGGCCTGAGCGTTACCAGCGTTGAAACTACCGGAAAGAATGTCAACTGCTTTGACAGTCAACTCAAATCCAGAAGTGTCTCCCTCGAAAGTAGCCCCCACGATAGTGGTGTGGGGGTGATCTCCATCGACAATCAACACACGCGGGTTGATGTCAGTCTGGCCTAGCTTTTGAGTGAACTCCCAGTCCTTTCGGGACAGTTGTTCCTCGAACCAAGCATCGGCTACCCACTCTTTGAACTTAGCTTGAAGTGGGTCGGAGGGAGAGGCGAAGTCACCCACAAGCAACTCGTCCAACTCCACACCAGCCGATCTAATTGTTTTGTTGACAAGTTCTAGAAAAGTTGCCATCGCCTCTCGTTATCCTCCTAGTTAGTTAGCTTTCTTCCGAGTCGTTGAACTCAACCTTCTTAGGGCGACCGGGCTTACGCGGAGCGCTCTCAACCACGTCCATGTGGGCCATGGCGGCTTCCACTTCGACCTTGGCCTTCTCCAGCTCACGCTGGCGCTGGGCTTCGATAAATGCATCAAGACGCGCATCACCGAGCTTCTCGCGGAGCAGAGCTGCAAACTCGGCCTCCTGCTTACGAGTAGGCCAGCGGCCGTACAAAGCAAGATACTGGTTGCGAACAGTCAGCTTTTCTTCGGTAAGTAGCGACTTGATGACCGAAGGACCGGGGTTGCGGTTGTACTCTCGGAAAGCAATCGCCTTAACTTCAATTCGCGTATCAGTGTTCTGACCAGTGGCAGGATCGATTACTTCTTTGGTGATCCAATCAGTGCAATCGTTGAGAGCACCGTCAACAATCTCTACAGGTACATCCACGATCACGCCTCGCGGGATGATCGTAGCAAACTTATTCACAAGGCACTGAACGGGGGTATCGTTACCATTCTGGTCCGTCTCGGCAATAGAGATGCGGGCGAAGCCCGGAGGAATGGGGGTGTTCATGTCGTTGACGACACTTGCCACGACCTTGTTCTTCTGGCGATTGACAATAGCTCGGCGATAATCCTCTTCACCCCAAGTGGGGCGACCAGAGATGTTCAGGGCCTGTGCCATCTTCTTCAGCTCAGCCAAGGTCTTACCGTTCAGGTTAACAGTCTTGTTACTCATATGTGTGATCTCCTTAATGGAAACGAGGCCATTGTTGTTGGCCCATTTTGAGGTTTGAAAAAGAAAAGGGGAAGGGAAGGTGTTTAGCCTCCCCCTCCCCTCGTCTTATGTTAGCCACTAGTCCTTGTGGCGAGGTGTTACTCCGTTAGATGCCCGAGCTGTTGTCCTGATAGTCATAGACATTAGCACCGGAGAACTCGCCCAGCGTGCGCTGCGGACCAACGAACTCAACCGTCAGTTCGAGGTTACGAGCCGTAGCCGGGTTGGTAGCCGCGTTGGCGTCCAGAACAATTGCCACGTCAACAGTGCCGGCCGTAGCTGCAACAACCGGAATCGTCTGAGTGCTGCTGGCCGAGCGCAGAGCGGTATCGACCGAGCCAGCCGCCAGAATTGCTTCTGGAACAGCCGAGGCAATCGAGTCGGTCAGGTACGGGTTGGTAGTGGCATCAAACGCCTTACGAGCGTTAACAGTCGTGCGCTGGAAACCCAGACCCGTGGAGCTAAGGGTCGGGGAGGCGTTGGTGTCGAGATCGTCGTTACGCAGAAGCGTACGAACAATCTGAACACCGGGAGCCAGACGCAGGAACTTGATGACATCGCCGCTCAGCAGCGCGGTGCCAGCCGGGATAACCACCCGAGCAGTGATGGAACTGACAGAGCCTTGCTCAACGGGGCGGTACGGGAGACCGCCGTTGTTGAACAGTTCCGAAGTGAAAATAGCCATTTTGTATGTCCTCCTTAGTTATTGGTCGGTTGGATTATTCAGTAGCCGCCGACTCAATGCGGACACCCCAGCGCTCGTTCAGGCGGGTAGCGCAGTACCAGAACACGTACGACGCAAAGCCACGCTGACCCAGCGGGTCGGTTTCGCTCTTGATGGAGCCCGGAGGATTCACGTCCAGCTTGAACGAGTTGCGGGTCTTGAACTCCGTAGTGCCCCAGAAGTTCTCGGCCATCACAACAATCGGGTACACGTCGGCAGCAGCGCCGTCACGCGAGCGAACACCCGTGAAGGTCGGATTACCCGAACCCCAGAACGGCTCAAGGTGCGGAGTGAGGCAGAAGCGGATGCCTTCGCAAGCACCGATCTCGTACTCGTTCAGGAGCGTGCCCGAACCGTAACGCTGGCTCTCGATGAACTTGTCCAGATCGCGCAGATCAGCGTCCATGTCGGAGTGGGTGACGGCGATGTAACCAGCCTGCACCGGCTCCGTGGCCTGACCCGTACCAGCGCGGATCATTGAGGTCATGTACTTGCCGTGGTTGTTACGCAGCACGTTGGTAGCAGTACGAACGTGCTCTAGCTGGACGGTGTCGTTGACAGTGTTACGCGAAGTAGCGGAGCCGGTATAGATGACCTGCGAACCACCGCGAATGGTCTGCCAGTTGATGAGTTCCTTCGTAGTACCCATCGCCTTGCCGAGTTCTGCACCGATCTCCTTGAAGCCAACGTCCGAATGGAAGTTGTACATCTTGTCGGTAACGCGGATGATCTTACCGTACTGATCGACCTTATCGGTCACAGTCTCCTGCTGGAAGTTCTCAGCAGCCGGGGTCACACCCTCAACCAGACTGTTGGTGTCAACCTCGATCTCACGCATACGCTTCCACACAAGCGTGTCCGACTTGTTGGCAGGCAGCGGGGTACGAGTAATACCGGGCAGCTTGTCCAGCACCAGCCACGGTTCAGCGTTGACAAGAGCGTTCGGAACAGCGTAAATAGCAACGCGCTGGGTGATACTGGCGCTATCGTAGGCCAGAAAACCTTGATTGTAAGACATTAGTGTCTATCCTCCTTGATAGATGGGATTTCGATTAGAGTTTCAACTTACCCTGAGCAATGGCTCGATCCATCTCTTCGAGGAACGAATCAAACTCAGGGGTGCCCGGAGGAGGTGGATTCTTAATCCGCTCTTCGAGCGACGGCTTGTGGCCGGGGGGTGGCGCACTTCGAGCCGGGGCAGCAGCACTCGTAGTCAAGCGCGCCTGCCGGGCCTGCTGGACTTGAGCCGCACGAGGATCAACCTCGGGGGTGTTGGGCTGCTGGGTGGAGGACTGCTGTTGTTGGACGTAACCGTGGGCTGCGTTGTACCGTTCCGCCCACTGGCCGTACAACGGCATCAGATAAGCGTAGGTATCAGCGTTAGCGTCGTTGGCTGCCTGTTGAAGGGTTGGCGGGAGAGAGTTCAAGAACTCATTCCACGGACTCCAACCCGTCTTGGGATCAACGTAGTCAAGAACTTGAAGTGCACCGGGGACCATCTGCTCCAAGCGATTGCGTTCGGAGTTAACCACCATCTCGAACTCTTGCTTGGCGATCTTGGCTTTCAGTTCTTCCACAGTCGAGAGGTCTACCTGCGGAACCGCAGCAAGCAACTGCTGCTGGGTTTCGACAAGAGCATCTCGGGTCAGTTCGAGAAGATCGGCTAGCTCGGGGTCAGTCCCCTTGACTCGTGCGATCTTATCGGTTAGCTCTTGAATCTTACGAGCGTTCGCGGTCTGCGTGTTAGCTGGAGTAGCGGTCGGGTTCGACGGCTGGCTAACCGCTCCATCGCGGAGCTTTTGTTCAAGTTGTTCTCGGGCTTTGCGCTCTTCTTCGTACTTCTTTTGGAAAGCGGTCTGACGACCAATCTCAGAACGATACCGCTGCTCGTGGTACTCGCGAGCTTTACGCTCTTGTTCGAGCCGCTCTTCGACAATCTTACGAACAGACGGGTCAAGGGAGTGGAGCCAGTCCTCGTTCGGGTTACTCGGTTCACTTTGGGAAGTTGCGCCTTCCTTGGCGCTTGTGCCGCCTTCCGCTGGAACCGTCGTGGATTGGTTCGCTTCGGTATTCGCGGGAGGAACCTCCGGCTCATCTACCTTTACGCTACTCTCAACCCCACCACCACCGAGGAACTTCTGCAACTCTTCTTCAACCTTGGCAATCTCTTCAAGGTTGTTTGAAAGGAGAACCTGCTCGTACTTTTCAGCAAGCTGATTCTGAAGTTCTTCACGGGAAAGCTCCGCTGCGGGAGTGTCCGGTGATTGGGACTGATTGTACTGTTGTTCAGTCTGGTTGTCAAGCTGTTCGCTCATGTTTCTTGTGATCCTCTTTGATTAGCGGCCCGAATGGGCGGCTGGGGACGGTTACGGGGAATT